CACAGACAGCCGATAGGAGTTGACAGCCATCACAGTAAGCACAAAGAACGTTAAAGAGTTAAATAATCGTCAAGATGTGTCTTATTATTTTTATTTTCTTTTCAGGTTCTGTTTCCTAGATGATAAGGTCATGAAGTGGGGGAAATAGTTTTTGTGCCGTGGAGGGTTTTCTTTAAACATAATTGGCTCTAAACCATTGTATTCCCGCTGCTGGGCAATGATTTGAACCGAAATCTTCAACAAGATTCAAAACTCGCTATCGTACAGGATAAGATCTTTGTTTGACTACATACGCAACCTCCTCCTCGCAATGATGGACGCATTATCATAACTGATCCGAGTTGTCGAGAAGTTTGACCCGAAGCGTTCGATCAACTGAGCCGCCTGGAACCGGTTTGCGATCATGACCCTGAGCACTTGCTTGAACCCTAAAAGGGATGCTGCTGTCTGTGAGCGTTCCAGTTTGGTAATGAGAGTATCAACGGCTTCCTCAGGTCTCATGTTCGCAAGTGCTGATAGTCCCATTGCAGAGATCCGGGAACCTTGCTTGATCACTTCTGCCAATTCAAGCGAAGACTGGTCCTGAGTAACTGCTAAGACTTCTTTGATATACGGGTTCTTAGCATTCACCTTCACCCAGTTTCGCATGAGGTTGGCAAACCGCTGCAAGTTCAGTGTCCGACAATCTGCTCTGATTGACCTTGGTGCTCTCACGAACGACTCTGTCGTCATTTCTCTCATGTTCTGGTTTATGATCTCCTTCACCACTGCGGCATTCTCTGGATACCAATGTGCAAACGCGCTCAGATTCCCTAGCCCGGCAATGAGAGGATTAAACGACTCATTGGTTGCTAATTGTAGCATTGAACGGACTCCCAACCCACCCAGAGCAACAGGCGTCATGCACATTAAGATGTGCCTGTCTACTAAGGTCACTTTGTACCTGCTCCAGCGCACGATGATGCGGAACACTTCGAACAGGTAAGTACTGTAACTCATAGCAAACGACGATCCAGCCTTTATCGCTCCTTGAATCTGACCGGCCACTGCATCAAGATCATCCACTATTGTCTTAGCTGGCAAATCAATCTCCTTGCCTACCCTCAGGAAAGACTTCAGTCCAGGTGTCACTTTGAAGCCTCGGTAATACACCTCATTTAAGTACTGGAAGAGGTTCTCGGAAACAAAGGTCTTGTCCCAGCTGATCCGGAGCCCTAACATGTTATAGACCCGCTCTATGATTCCGACAGTTTCCAGGATGTATTCGTCCGTGACTTCACCATCAAACTCCAGCACCATCCCTCCGTCGTCGATCAAGACCAGCAAATCTGCACCTTTCGTTATCTTGCCAAGACGCCTGCACACTGATATGGCGTAACCCATGACCTCGATGTGCATCGCGGTGTTCGTCTTGGCATCATAACCTTCCAACTCAGCCCCTGGGTTCAGGTACTCGTGGCAGACATTATGCTTGATAAAGGACAGTCTCGAGCCTTTGAACACCCTGAAGAGCTTTTCTACATGTG